CCAAGCTTATAACCCAGGAATGGATTATAATCAAATGGAAATTGATAAAAATGATTCACGAATGCAGAAGATGTTAATCTCTGACTACTTTAAATCTAAAGGGCATGATGATGAATTCATTAAAGACATGCTTGAGGATTATGAAGATACAGGTAAACTATACGATAAAGCTGCTGTAGCTCAAAAACAATTAGCTGCCATTCAAAGTAAACAGAGAGAGCAGTTAGTAGAAATGCAGAAGCAACAGCAAGCTGAGTATAGACAGAAGCAACAAGAGTTCTGGGAGGGAGTAGCTAATACTATAGATGAAGGAAAAGAATTTGCAGGGATTAAAATACCTGAAAAAGAGAAATCTAAATTCTTTGATTATATCTCTGCCCCTGTAAATAAGCAGGGAAATACAAAAAGAGATATGGACTATGGTAATGCCCCTCTAGAAACTAAATTGGCAATCGACTATCTATTATATAAGGGTTTTAATCTCTCTGATATAATTACAACTAAGGCTAAAACTGAAAGTGCTAATAACCTTAGAAGTAAATTACAATTAGGACAAGAGAAACTTAGAAACCAAGGTATGGTAGACAAGAAAATAAAGAAATTCGATCCAGACCAACTGGATGTAAAGAGGCTGTTTGAATAAAACACAATTAAACACTTTAAAATTTAAATATCATGGCACTAATGCAAGTTCTTAAAACGTACTATAATGATGCACAAATGACCGACACTAACTCGTTGGTTAATGCTCTTATGGAACGTCCTGCGGAGTTATCTCCGATTATTACTCACTTAGCCGGTCGTGAAGAAAAGAAGTTCCCTCTCTCTTTCCTTACAGAAGGAGTTGGTAATACTCGTTCTATCGATCGTTATGAGTACGAATACCGTGTTAAAACACACGAAATTAATGTTCGTCCTGTCGTAGACAGTTCTGGAAATGGTGCTGGTGGAGCTCCATTTTTTGTTACTTTCCCTGACAAGTGGTTTATTTTCCCTTACACCTTGGTATCTCAGTCTGGTGTTCTTGCTCGTATTATGACCGAGCCAGTTGCTGATGGTTCAGGTTGGAAATACACTTTGAAGCTTGTATCTCCTGATGCTGCTGCACTTTCTAATGCTGCAGGTGGTGATTTGGCTGATGGTGCACTTTGGGGTATGTTGTATGCTAACGTGGGTATTGACTTCTCACGTGGTAATGCATCTAACTGGACTGCTCCTGGTCTTGTTCGTTCTAAGATTGGTACTATTCGTAAATCTTACCACTTCTCTGGAAATGCTAAAGACTATGTAGCTCAGTTTGAATTGCCTTTGAAAGAAGGAAGCAAAACTAAATTGTGGATGGATTACGAAGAGTACCGTCACATGATTAAGTTCAAAGAAGAATGTGAAATGTACTACTGGTATGGCCAGAAGACTCACGATGCTAATGGTGTTAGCACTATGCTCGATGAGAATGGTCAACCTGTAATCTCTGGCCCAGGTCTTCTTGAGCAAATTATCAATAAAGATACTTACTCAACTCTTACTCAAGCTAAGATTGAAGAGGTAATTGGTGATTTGTTCTATGGTATGACTGATGCTACTGATAAGCAAGTTACTTTATATACTGGTATTGGTGGTGCTCGTGAATTTGACCGTGCACTTAAGTCATACTACAGTGGTAACCCATATCTACAAACTACTCAACCAACCTTCATCACTGGTTCTGGTCGTAACCTTGGTATTACTGGTTACTTTACTAGCTATGACCACGTTGATGGACATCGTGTTAATGTAGTTAAATCTCCTTTATTCGATCACGGTCCTGTTGCTCAAGCCTCTAAGAAGCATCCAGTTTCTGGTCTTCCACTTGAGTCTTATCGTATGGTGTTTGTTGACCAATCTACTTATGATGGTGAAAACAACCTCCAAATGGTAAATAAGAAAGGTCGTGAAATGATGCGTTGGTGCGTAGCTGGTTCTGTAGTTCCAAAAGGATTTACAGGAAATGACACTCGTGCTAGTGACATTGACGGTGCTTCAGTTCATATGTTGAAAACAGCTGGTATCTTACTTCGTCGTTTCGATACTAGTCTTGATCTTCAGTGTACTGCTAGTTAATTGTTTGGTTTGCAACAAAAAGGGGGAGGATAACCCTTCCCCTTTTTTAAACTATAAAATTGAAGGTTATTCTTTGTCCTTCAGTACTAACTAACAAAAAGAACTTATTATGGAAAGAAAAATTATTATTAGAAGAAAAGAGGTTCTTAATCATCTCCCTAAAGAGATTAGAGCAGGAGCCAAAGTAAAACTAGGGTCAATATTTGTTGACCGTCTCCCACTCAAAGGAGTTGATGGAGAAGAAGAAGGAAAACTCTTACGAAGAGTTATTGACGTTCCGGCAGGCCACCCTGAATTTGCAGCAAAAGCAAAAGACTTTTGGGCAAGTTTGACTCTTAGAGTCCCATTTGAAGGTGTAGAATTAGACATCTCTGTTGATGGAAATGGTGAGCCAGTTAATCCTATGGATTATATCTACTGGAAATGGTGCATGAAACATAAGCATGTAGCTATTTCAGAAGAAGAGATGAATTCAAATGGGATTAAAAGATTCTATATCTATGATCCTCATAAAGACTTGCTAAAGAGAAGTGAGAAAGTGCAAGTTAAAAAAGAGGCTGATAAAGAATTTATTAAGGTGTCAATGGATGAGGGTAAAATGAAAATGCTTCTTAGAATTCTTACAGGGGGAGACCCTGATAGGTTATCTAAGATAGAAATTGAGAATACTCTCTATGATTATAAAGAAAAGAATCCTGAGAGATTTTTGAAATACTCACTTGATACTAATCTTGAAATCAGATTTGAGATTGAGGAAATGGTTGCAAAATCAGTTCTTAGAAAAATCGGGAATCAGATTATTTATGAGGATGAGACAATTGGGGAAGATATGAAAGATACAATTACCTTCTTCAAGAATAAAAAGAACTCAGGTATAGTAAATATATTAAGAGCTAAATTAAAAGAAGTATCATAGTGACTATAAACGAGATGCATATAGCTGTCAATTTGGGGGTGCAAAAAATTGCATCTTACCAATCTGACAACTTACTCCCTGAGGAAATCGACCATGAGTTAAATCTGGCCGTTACTAGGTTTATTAAACAGAGGTACAACCCAACTTCTAATAGACTTAATAAAGGCTTTGAGCAATCTCAAAAAAGGATCGATGACCTCAGGGCACTCGTTGTAGACTCACAAATATCTACTTATAATCACGGGGTATTAACAGACAGCTTAGGAAAATATGTATATACTGCTAATAAAACTAATATATATGTAGATAGGGTTACACTCCCACTAGATTATATGTTTCTAATTGGGGTTAGGGGGATAATTAATTATTCATGTGATAAAGTAATTACTTCTAATACATCAATTACTTACGATACTGATTCTATTGTAAAGTACGTAGCTAGTATACCTATGTATCCTGCAGTAAGTAATCCTGAAAATTATTATATTACAAGTATTATATATACAGATAATAATGGGAGTACACCTATGTTTGAGAATTCAAACAATGTTACTTTACCAGCATTGCATGACTTACTTATAAATACTGCAAATTGGGATATAGGAAATCCTGTATTAAGTGAAGATACAGAAAATTCTTCATTAGGGACTACTCACCAAACCCCTACTGAAAACTCAAATAACTTATTAGTAGAAATATCTAAAGACAATTATGAGGCTATGTCTTCTATAACAGTTAATTGGAGTAACGGTACTACCACTGAATTTTTAACAATACTTCCAGATAGCTTAAAAACTATTGAAATAACTAATAGAAAGTTTAATTCAGGTGGTGATAAAAGAATATCTATTTGTAAATTTGCACAACACGATGACGTGTTAAATATGATGTTAGACCCATTTAATATCACTGATTATAGATCCCCTATTTATACAATAGAGGAGAACTTCATTGATATTCATACAGATAATACTTTTGTGGTTCCTGAGGTAATTATTAAATACATCAGAACCCCTAAAGCTATGTCTATTAAATCAAGGATAGGATGTGAGTTATCTGAACACACTCACCCTGAGATTGTAGAGATGGCAATAAAGAGCATACTTGAGGGAGTACAAGACCCCAGGTATCAAACTCAAACTTTAGAAAATCTAGAGAGTGAGTAAATAATTAAATCAATGTTTAACGCCTAAAACTAAATTAAAATGGCACCTTCAAATTTAAATCAGGTATTTTTTTCAAATACCAATAATGCCGCAATACAAACTGCAGCGGGAACCGAGTTTGCCGACTTAACTGGTACTGCTACAGCTGTAGAGTTGGGATTTTGGGACGTAGACGCAGGTGACTGGTTGTCTACTACCTACACAGGAGCAAAACGTCTTCAAGTAGTACAAGGAATGCCTTCGGGTTTTCCAATTGCTAGCCCTATCATTAATACAAGTGATATTAAATCAATTAAGTATTATGCATATGCTGCTACTCAGTTGCACTCAATTGCCGTAACTCCTGTAATGGGAACTAGTACTACTGCAGAACAGCCTATTATGGCTCGTATTGCTCTTCGTACAGCTCCAACTCATTACGAGTCTTTTGCTAATCCTGGAAGTACCGCTATGGACCTCTCTACTGCTACTAGTGCTACCACTGGATCTACAAAATTTGCATTTCCTCTTGTAGGTAATTTCTCTGCTGGTCGTATGATTTTCAATATTGAAATTCCAGAATCAAACGGTACTTACAATCATGGTCAAACTGTCGCTGGTTTATGTACAGCTATATACC